TGGTGATTTATATATACAATTTACACCACAAGAATATAAAGAATATACCAATACATGGTCCAAAGACAGTGACCCTATTATTTATCGAATGTTACAAAGAACTAAAAATCGTGCATTAACTCGTACTGATTTCGATAAAATACATAAAAAAGGTGATTTTAACAAATACTTAGATGGTGGTGGACGAGTATGGGATAATGTTAATCCAACAAACCAAAAAATCGACGAAGCATTACCAACTAAAACTGTTGACCCAAAAGAATTTCCAAATCCATTAAGTGATAAAAAGGGATTTCTTAAAAAGGGTACGACTGACGGTGATAAAACAGATGATATAGTAAATACAAAACCTGTTAACATATCAGTATCAAAACTAAAACCATCCCAAGCAGCAATATACTTAGGTAAAGCATTAGCAATGGCTATGAACGGTGTTGAGGGTGGAGATTTAGGTGCTGTAATCAGTAAGGACAATTACATACTTGATGGACATCATAGATATGCAGCAACAATGTTTAATAATCCAAATGCATCTGTAGGTGGAGTACAATCCGATTTAATTATTGGAGATTTAATTCCGGTATTACGAGCTGTTGGTGATGCAATGAAAAACAAACGTGGAATTGCACCTGCAGGAGGAGATATAAGTGTATTTGCAGCAACAATGGATGATGTGAAGGATATTGTATTTAAAGGTAAAAATGTACCATCACAATATTACGATGCTGAAAAAGCAAAAGCTTGGTTTGAGAAGATTGGTGAGGATACTATAGCTAAACGATTAAAAATGATACAAGCTAGTAAACCACCAAGTGGTGCACCTGCAAGAAAAGACATGCCAAAAATAACACCGGCACAAGTTAATATCGTTAAGACATTATTAAACAAAGGAAAAATAGACGTGAAAGAACCATATGCAAATGAATCGAAAGTATCAACTAGTATAGTAAATAAAATAATTAAAGAAGAATTAGAATCATTTATGAATAAATTAAATTCAGTAAATGAAGTAACTACAACACCTGTAAGTGGTACAAAGGCAGGTAGTACAACATCATTGGATAATAGAAAATATATTTTAAAGAAAGATGTTAAGGGTGCACAAATTGGAGATTTTGTAAATGTAGTTCTTCCAAAAGGAACTATAATATGGAATCTACCAGGTGGAGTATTTGCAGACCATTCATCATTAAAACAAAAATATACAAATACATATAGTAGTAATTCTCCACGATGGGATAATAAATTTGGAGTTAGTATTAGACAAATGCCCGAAACATTAAAACAAATTGAAAAAAATAGTATTGTAAAGGAAAACATGAACGAAGCAACCGTAAAAATTAAAGCTTTTGGTGACACAACAGAATTAGACGTTAAAGTATATAAAGACAAAACAGGACATCCATACGTTTCATTATATGAAGATGGGGAACCTTATGCAGATATTACAGTAATATTACCAGAAACAAAAGATTTACCAAAAGATGAATTCTATGCAAAGGGTTGGAGTGAAAACAAAGAAATAGTATTACAGTTAATTAAAGCAAAAGTATTAATCCCAACAGCAAAGAAGGCTAATACCGGAAGAGTAGTTGCTCATTCATTTAAGTTAAATTCTAGGTACAAATAATGATTAAATTACGTTCACTCATAACTGAATTCGTAACTAAATCCGATTTAGATGGTGTAGAAAAGTACGCTGATAAATTATTCAGAAATGTTGGTATTGATATAGTATTTACCCGACACTTTTTAGATAGAGTAAATGATGCACGGAACAAACGACAAATTACTCCAAAGGAGTTAATACACTTATTCCAACAAACATATCGTAAGTATGGAACTACAATTCCAAAACTAGGAGATACAGCAACAGCAGTAATACACGATATGGAAAACGATGTAAATGTTCCATTTGTGTTAAATTGGGATGAACGTACAAAAGAATTTGATTTAATTAGTAAAACAGTAATGAGAAAAAGAGATTTTAAAACACATACAAAAAAGTATCAAGTATGATTAAATTACGTAACATATTATCAGAAGGAAAATACGACAAGTTAGTATTAGATTTATCAAGAGCAGTTGTCAATACAATGAAACAAAAGAAAAAACGTTTCACACATACTATTGAGATTATGAGTGGTAAAAAGGATTTGGATACTGACGCTGAAGTGGATGATGACGACCAAAGAGATTTTGTTGATGCAGAAATAACTGTAAATTTTAAAATAGATAAAACTTTGAAATTTGCTTATGGGTTTTCTGGTATTGCTGATATAGAAGAAATGACAATAAACATTTTCTATAACCCGGCATTTTTTCCAATGGCAATGAATGATATGATTGCTGAACTTAAAGAAACATTACGTCATGAGATAGAACACTTAGCACAATTTACATTCCAGGACAAAGGTTTTGCTAAGTTTACGAGTGTAGAACCGAGAAAAGATTATGTGGGATACTTAACACAAAAACACGAAGTACCTGCATTTGTACAAGGTTTATTCAAACGTGCAAAAACAAAACGTATAACAGTACCACAAGCAATGGAAGAGTGGAATAAAGAAAACGGCCAAAACTTTAAAAATTCAAAAGAATGGGATAAAGTAAAAAAGATTTGGATGACTTGGGGAAAAAAGAATTTACCAAACGCACAATGGGGAGAATAATGAAACGTAAATTATTAAACAAAGTAGTAAACGAAGACTTAAATCGTATAATTAATGAACGTGGTTATGATGGTGGATTACCAACCAAAGTATATCAAAAATATAAGAATGTTATTGACAAATTAGTAGCATCAATATCAAGAGAATTTAATTTACACCCAACCTTAATATCAAGTATTTTATCATCAGCAATTGACAAGAAATATGGTCATAAATTTAGACCTACGGTAGAAAATAATCAAAAAGGCAAAAAATGAAATTATCACCACACGGACAAACTAGATTACAAGACTTAGTTGATATATTAACAACACAGTTAGAAGAGAATCTAGAAGATATACAAGACGAATTAGGTACAGAATCTGACGATGACATTGAAGATAATATTGATGAGTATTTAGCAAACATACAAGAAGCAATGGACTTTTTTAAAGAAGATACAGACGAATTATTCAGTACTGATATCAACCCAACCGACGAAATTTAATAAAAATAAGTAGTAAAAAATTAGGCATTGTGGATATTAATGGCTAACTTTATAGTATAAGTTAGTTAGTTAAAGAACACGATATGAAAAAGATATTATTTTTGCATGGGCTAGAGAGTAAAGGCGTCACGAAAGTTAGACACCTAAGTACTAAAGGATTAGTATATGCTCCGAATATGAATTACATAGATAATCCAAAAAACATTTTCCAAGAAACATTAGAATTAGTAAAAGAACTAAAACCTGACTTAATAGTTGGTAGTAGTATGGGTGGATACTTTGCTCATAAATTAGCAACTCACGTTAAGACAGAAGTTTTACTATTTAATCCAGCAACAATTAACGAATGGACATATTACGATAATTTAAATATTGAAACAAGTTGTGGTGATGTTGAAGTTTCGGGAACAGTTGTTATTGGTCATTTAGATGAAATTGTTAAGCCGGGTAAGAGTATTGATTTTTATACAGATTACACAGAATTAAACGTTATAGAAGAAACACAAATGGAACATAGAATTCCAAGTAAGATATTTAAAAAACACGTTAATAACATTATTAAAAATAAATAATTATGGAAAAAGAATTTATACCATACGAAGAAGCATTAGCTTTAAAAGAGTTAGGGTTTGATGGTGATTATTTGGGACTATATGTAAAAAACCAAGTTGAACTATTAGTAGGAAATAACTTCGGTGAACTTGGTATGTATGATATTAAAGCACCACTATATCAACAAGCATTTAGATGGTTTAGAGAGAAGCATAACATGCTGTCATTCATAGAGCCTGCTAATGGAGTAAGCGACAAGTGTATGTTTGGGTTCTATATTACAGATGATGAGCAAAGTATCATTTGGAGTGGTAATGATTTTACTAAAAACATAAGTAAGCACTTAAAATCCTATGAAGAAGCAGAATTAGCTTGCCTTAAAAAATTAATAGAAATAGTAAAAAAGAAATAATTATGGAATTTGGTTACACAATAACAAACGAAGACGGACAATGTAAATTAACACTAAATGTTAATAGTGGTACTGAACAAGAAATATTCAATACCATTAAAGAATTACGAAAAGTGTTTAAAGAACAATGGTCGGATAAAGACGGTGGTACTAATTGGAAACCTGAAGTTGAGGCATTAATAAACCTAAGCCAGAAAATAGGTGCAGTCAAACTTTTAAAAGAAAGAACCAGTTTGGGTCTCAAAGAAGCTAAAGAAGCTTGTGATTACTATCAAACATTTGGTATATGGAATATTAACTTAAACGGGCTAATAATAGGATAATACAAAAATAATTAGTATATTTACTATATGATATATATCGAATCGGAAAAGGAGTACCAAGAATTTAAGAGTAATCTTATAGGTGCACCAACTGCATTAGTTATACCATTCTACTCAGATATATACAAACACTATTCACGTAATCGTATTTCGTTCTTATACGTATATATTGACAACATACAGAGTGAATATGTAATATCGTTTAATCATAACGATTTAATACCATTTGTAGTTGATATGACGGACTTTCTAAACGGTCCCGACACATTATATGTAGTGGACAAAAAGGGGTTTTTGAACTTTTTTACACGTAAGAAAATGTACGATGTTGACTTGTTACATTACTTTGATACGAACAAACCATTTAACACAAATAACACAGATACCAAGGCACACGACTTCTTATATCGTCAAATGACAAAGTATCCGAATGTAAATGATGTAATACCAATTACAAAACATTATGAAAAATGTGTGGAGATTAAAGACAAGTTTATAAAAATGCCAAAACAGACATCTGAGGCATTTGAATCATATAATACATATATGGTGGAAGGATTACATGAAATTGAGAAAAACGGATTATTTGTAGATTACTTAAAATTCATTGATACATTTGGGAGAAATGGATTAGAACAAAACTTAACATTTACAGAATACAATATATACACAACAACAAGTAGACCAAGTAATAGACATGCTGGTATAAATTATAGTGCACTAAATAAAGATGATGGAACACGTGAAGTATTTATTAGTAGATACGAAAAAGATGGGTTTTTGTTACAACTTGATTACGATGCCTATCACTTACGTTTAATTGCACAGTTAATAGAATACACATTTCCGGATGGTGTTAATATCCACGAATATTTAGGAAAACAGTATTTTGATACAGATACAATAACACCAGAACAATATAAAGAATCTAAAATAATATCATTTAGACAATTATATGGTGGTGTACAAGACGAATATAAACATATACCATATTTTCAGAAAGTTACAAAGTTTATAAATAATTTATGGTCAACATTCAAAAATGATGGGTATATAAAAACAACAATTTTCAATAGAAAACTTAAACCTGAGTTCTTTAGTGATTTAAACAGAAATAAATTATTTAACTATTTATTACAAAATATGGAAACGGAACGTAATATGTTAGTTATCCATGATTTAAATGAATACTTAAAAAATAAACAAACAAAAGTGGTATTGTACACGTATGATTCATTATTGTTTGATTATAATGTTAACGAAGGTAAACAAGTTATAGTAGATATAAAAAATATTATGGAAGCGGGTGGTTATCCTGCTAGTATTAGTATTGGTTCCGATTATCATAGTATGAAAGATATGGAATTACCAAAAACTACATAATTATAACAAACAAGAGCAATATGGCATTTTTAGACAATATATTAAATGAAATAGCACATCGATTAGACAACGGAAAACCTGATTGGACCAATGAAGTTCATGTTCGTACATTAGTTACAACATTAGTTGAAATGAACTTACCGGATGAATTTATTACTGAGTTTGTTGGTAATCTAATGGAAGCTAGTGCACTTGATAAAGAACTTACTTGGACAGATGAAGAATCAGGTGAAAAGAAAACAGGTACAGCACGTTCAGTACTACAAGGTGGTAATGAAAGTCATCCTGCATGGGATGAAGCACAACGTTTAAAAACACAAGACGATTCCGATAAAGAGAATGATGCAGAAAGAGAATCTGATACTAAGGCTAAGGAAAAAGAAAAAGAAAAAGAGAAAACACAACAAGAACCAGAAGGAGAACCAAAATCAGATGATGCCGGTCCTAATTTATGGAAAGGTGAACCAAACGGTGGTTTAACGGATGGGGAGGTTGACGCAATTAAACTAGGTAAAGAGGAAAACCAACCTAAAACAGAAAAACGTATAATTGACGGTAAAGACAAAACATTAAACAAGAACATTAATCCGGTTACAACTAAATTCTACAACGAACCTATAGAACCAACAGATGATTCATTTGATATGGCCAATAAACCATATGAAAATATAACACCACCACCAAAATTTGTAATAGACGAACAAATAATTCAAAATTCAAAAGTACCTAAGAAATATTTTAATGTGTTACAACGTATGATTAACACAAAAGCTACAATGGACAGTGCAAAACTATCACATTTTATTTCAGATGGTGGAGCCGGTCAAACAAGTGCACAAGCTGGTGAGATAATGACAATGATGGCAACTACTATGGACGATGCATCGTGGAATCAATTACAAGAACAAATACAACAACACGAAGCAAGTTTATTACAAGAAGATAAGGTACGAATTGATAACGGTGAGAAACCAATATATCATAAAGTAAATAGTAAGGGTATATTAAAGGACAATCCAGGTTCACGTATAGTTGATAAGAGTTGGGTTCAGGCAGCAAATAATAATAGAACTGCTATACTAAATAGAATATATAAAAATCATCCAAATGCAACTATTGTTGCTGGTGGGTGGGATACTGAACAGGATTTTGAGTCATTGGGTGGAAGTGATTATAGTAAGAATAAGGGATTTTCTACAGATGTATATTTTAGAGTAAAAACTGCAGATGGTAATGATATACTAGATGAGGTTTCATTAAAGAAATCGAAAATTGTAAATTTCCTTAATTCTGGAACAGGTGAATTCTTAAAATGGGATCCGGAAATAGCAGGTACGGCAATAGACCCACAACAATATGGTAAAGATGAACGTGAAAATTTAGTAAAAGGTGCACGAGATGTATTCTCTTCAGAAGAAATTGAAAAAAATCCAATTCTTAAAGCAGCAATAGAAGCTACAGAAGAAACTACTAAATATGGAAAACGTGGTGCCAATAGAAAAAATTCAAAAATAATATTAAAATCAATTGAACGTGCCGCGGGAGATGGTAGTACACAAGCACAAATGTATATAGATAAAGTAAATAGAGACCATCAAAACATTAAAACTAAATCTATCAAAGCATTAATGGATAATCCTAAATTAAAAGAAGGATTGTTATCGTCAATTAGACAAGAATTTCCATTAAAAGCTGTATCAAGTGGAGAAGAAACAATGGCAATAGGAGATATGTCATTTGACCCAGATACAATGACTGAAATATTTGGAACAAGTGATTACGATGAGATTAAAGAAAAATTAGTAGCACTTGAAGATGCCAACGGTAATCCATATTTAGGTTACCGAGCAGAAGTTAAGGGAAAGGTTATACCCTTATCAAATATAGTTGTTAGACAAGATGGTGTTGGTTATGGAGGAAGTTCAATTAAATTTGAAATGAAACTACACCCCGAAATGGCAAAAATGTTAAAAACAGCAACTGAAAATGTATATGGAGTAACAAAGTGAATACACAACTAATATGTACATTTTCTAATAAGAAGGTAGTGCACAGTTTAATAGATACTATAATAGATAGCTTTAATGTTGTCTATGACAAAATATTTGTATTATCTACATCAACACCACACGAAGTGATATGTAGTTACAACATAGAAATTAACCCAAACGTTAATTTTTTAATAAATAGTATATTGGTGCATAGGAAAAAAGAAACAAATTCAATGTACACTATTAACGCACTGAATGAAGTAATCCAACGTCATAACAATGGAATACTAGATAAAAGTTTTGACGTAGATTGGAACATTTACAGAAACTGTTTATTAGTAACAGGTGACGAAGGATTAAAACGAATAGATACAGAGATATTTTTTATACAGAGAATTAAATACAAAAATTCATAACGTTTGAGAAATAAATCTATACTTATTACCATACAAAATAATAAATGAAAACTAACAAATAAAAAAAACTAACGCAATTAACTAGAATTGACAAATAATTATTGAAAAATATTTGGACGTTTGAATTATTATACGTATATTAACAATTATATATTAATCATTAACAATTAAAAAAGAGAACATTATGGACTTAGATGCAGTCAGAAAGAAGTTACAAGGCCTTCAAACAAAAACAACAAGACAAAACAACTTATGGAAACCAGAACCAGGTGGACAAGTAATTAGAATTGTACCAAACAAAGCTAGTACTGATTACCCGTTTCATGAATTGTATTTTCATTACGGATTGATGGGAAAGAATTACTTATCTCCTCAAACAAATGGAAAGGCAGATCCATTAGTAGAATTTGCTGAAAAACTAAAATCAACAGGTAGTAAAGAAGATTACCAATTGTCAAGACAAATTACTCCAAAGATGAGAGTTTATGTACCTGTAATTGTACGTGGACAAGAGTCAGAGGGAGTTAAATTTTGGGGATTTGGTAAACAAGTTTATACTGAATTATTAGGATTTATTTCAGACCCTGATTATGGTGATATTACTGACCCAGGTGCGGGAAGAGATATTTCAGTTGAATTTACACCTTCAGAGGGTGCAGGTTCATATCCAAAAACAACAATTAGAGTTAAGCCAAATCAAACTCCCGTGAGTGATGATAAAGCAGTACTTGATTCTATTAGTAACCAACCAGCAATTGCTGACATATTCAAAGAACCAGAATATGAAGAGTTAAAAGAAACTCTTGAAAGTTGGTTAGAAGGTGGGTCCGAGGGGGAAGCAGAGAATGCTAAACCACCTGCAGTTGATGCAATTGCTAACAACACTAATACTGAGAAATCAGATAATGTTGGACAAGCTTTTGACAAGCTATTCAAAGACTAATATTTTTAATAACATATAAGGGGAGTTTAATTACTCCCCTTTTTAAACGAGTTTCTAATGGCAAAAACCAAAAAAACAAAAAACGACTCTGCTGACGTCGAAGACAATTTAGCAGGAATATTAGCAGAATCTCTAAACAAAAAATTTAAGGACGAAGGTCATAAAGTAGCTTACTTTATTGATACTGAAAAAGACAATCCAGCAAACATTAAACAATGGATTCCAACCGGATGTGATATGTTAGATTTAGCAATTGCAAACAGACCGGATGGTGGATTACCTGCAGGAAGAATTGTTGAAATACAAGGATTAGAAGGTTCCGGAAAATCATTACTATGTGCACATATAATGGCAGAAACTCAAAAGTTGGGTGGTATTGTTGTTTATATTGATACAGAACATGCAATGGATGAAACATTCTTTACTGCAATTGGTATTGATTTTGATAAATTCTTATATATTCCAATTAGTAAGTTAGAAGATGTATTTTCATCTGTAGAAGAATGTATTACAAGAGTACGTGAGGGTAATAAAGATGTACCTGTTACTATTGTAATTGATTCTATTATGGGAGCAAAGACACAACAAGAAGACGATGCTGAATACGGAAAGGATGGATACGCTACACAAAAGGCAATTATAATGTCTAAAGCAATGAGAAAAATAACTGACTTAATTAGTTGGGAAAAGATTTTATTCATTTGTACAAATCAATTAAGAATTAAAATGAATGCAATGTTCGGTGACCCTTACACTACATCAGGTGGTAAAGCACTTGGATTTCACTCATCAGTACGTTTACGTATTAAGTCAATGGGTAAGATTAAAGGTAAGGTTAATGGTATTGAACAAATTGTAGGAATGAAAACTCAAGTTCAAGTACACAAAAACAGATTAGGACCACCACACAAAGTAATTAACTACGACATCTATTTTGATAGTGGTATTGATAATATTGGTGGGTGGATTGGTGTGTTAAAAGCATACAAAATTCTTAAAGTTGCAGGTGCATGGTTAAAGTACACATCGAATGATGGAACTGAATTTAATTTCCAAGCTAAAGACTTTGAAACAGAAGTAATGGGTGACCCTAAAATTAAACAAGAGTTATATGATAAGATTTGTGAGAAATTCATAATGAAATATCAACCTCGAGTTCATGGGGAAGTTAGTATTATATCTGAAGGAGATGAACAAGCAATTGCTAATATGGCAAATCAATTTGATGGTGGTGTAGACGCATCCCAATTATCAGATAAACCAGGAGCATTAAACACAATAGTTCCAAACGAGAACTTTGATTCTGAAAAAACATAATATATGGCATTAGACAAATATGCAAGTTTACTTCGTGAATTAAACGAGGATAAAGAAAATGAATCTAAGTTAACAAGTCTTAACGATAGAATTTTGGTAATAGATGGACTCAACACTTATATTAGGTGTTGGTCCGCTACACCATCACTGAACGAAGACGGTGTACATATCGGAGGAATTGTAGGTACATTAAAATCAGTTGCTGCATTAATAAGACAATATAAACCAACTAGGTGTATAATTGTATTTGATGGTGTAGATGGGAACAAACGTAGGAGAAAACTATATCCACAATATAAGGAGGGTAGAAAGTTTAAAATTAACGTTAACAGAGCTGAACATATGAAACAAACGGAAGATACAGAAATGGAATCTATGCGTTTACAGTTTACACGACTATCTCAGTATTTACAACAATTACCGATGAGTATATTATCAGTTGACGGTATAGAAGCGGATGACGTTATAGCTTACATAGCTACAGATGCATATCCTAAGGCCGAAATACTAATTAGTTCAAGTGATAAAGATTTTCTACAATTAGTGGATGATAGAATTAAAGTATGGGCACCTGTTAAGAAACAATTAATGGATGACGATAAAGTACTTGAAAAATTCAAAATACCACCACACAACCTATTATTGTATAGAGCGTTTGATGGAGATAATTCAGATAACATTACCGGAATCAATGGAGTAGGTATAAAAGGACTATTGAAAAATGTTCCGTTTCTTGCAGACGGAGGGAAGGTTACTATTGATGAAATTATTGATTACGCACAAGCACAAATTGATGATGGAAACAAATATGCAATCTTTAAGAAAATAGTAGATGGTAGGGATATATTGGAACGTAACTGTAAATTAATGAATTTACGAGAAAACACAAATATTCCAGGACCAACAAAACTAAAAATCAAACGATTAATAGACATGGACATAAACAAATTGGACAGAATGAGTTTCAAGAAAATGTTTATGACTGACAAAATGTTCAATGCAATTGGTAATATTGACAATTGGTTAACAACATCATTTAACACATTGGAAACATTTGCACGCAAATAATTTGTTTTATTGATAAATTATTCATATATTTTAAAAAAATAAAATATGCAAGACGGATTAGGAAAATACGGATCATCATTTCAACTGAAAGTGTTAACATCACTTCTAACTGATAAGATGTTTATCCAACAAGTATCAGATATATTAGAACCCAAGTTTTTTGA